CTAAAAACTTCTGGTAAAAATTGTAGAGTTTTAAAAACCGCCATTATTATTCCTACGTTACATTAATGTTTAATTGTGCTGCTGTTATCGCTGAAATGACTTGTACATTATCCACTGTGGCTGCGCTTACTAAAATTTCATCCGGGTCTGCATTAATTTGATATAAATTTCCAAATTGCGAACTTGTATCTGCTGGCACATTTACAATGCTGCTTACATTAGGAACCAAAGATGTATGTAGGTAAGCACTTAACTCGCTAAAATAAAAAGTTTCGCCAAAGTCCCAATTATTAATATTGAAATAATCATTAATGGCTGCAATTACCTGACTTTTAATTTCGTTATCGCTAATAATAATGTTTGGATTTTTAACAACTTTAAAAGTTGATCTTAAACTTGGTTGTGCTTTATTACCAAACAAAGGTTTAAAAACAGCAGGATTATAAATTATGCTGTCACTCACTGTTTTGTAAGATTCAATTGAACTAAATTCTGTTTGTAATTCAGCAGCAGATGGCGGAGTTGGCTCTGTAATTTTTCCGCTAGAGTCATTGATATAGGCAAAATAATCATCAGAATAACTCTTTGTAAGAATATAAAAATCAATCAAGTTATTAGGACTAGGATCAATCCGTCTTGTGTTAGGTGCATTGTGTCTATATTGAAATTGTAGATTTTGTCTTCCAACAAAAGCTATATAGGAATCAGATTGAGTTATGGTTGTACCATCAGACACATAAAACAATTGATCTTCAAATGCATAAAAAATTGTTCCAGGTGCATACAAAGAAATAAAAGTTAAAATTTCATTTTCAGTGTCATATTCACTTACAACATCACTTTGGTCCAATAAATCGTATTGTAAAAAATCGTATTGATTTCTATTTTGAACAAAATAAACTAATTTGTTACGTGCATTTACTGAAGGTTCGATAAGCCGAACAAAAAGATCTGGGTTATCTGGCACTTCGTCTAAATTGTCATCAGGAAAAGTTACTCTTATTTTTCTATTGTCTTCTGTTCCATTTGTACCAAATGCTCTTTCCCAAATACGATAAGTTTGGCTGTAATATAAAGCATCGCTAGAGTCTGGCAAAGTGTTTGTACGCAACACTTTAATGCTATCAACAAGAGTAGTTGCTGTTCTACTATCATAAACCCTAATGTCTGGATCAAAGTAGAATCTAGTTTCTCTTTCACTTTGAAAATAGTAATCTATTCCCCTACTGACTGCGGTATATTGACCGTTCGAATATGAAAGACTTAAAAACCAACTATTGTCTAGAGCAGTTCCGGCTGTACTACCAGCATTGGTCAAACTGAAATCGCCTGTGCCTAGATTTTGACTTTCAATTATTTTCCATGATAATGATGGTATATCATATCTAAGTCCAAAAGTTTTGAAACTCAAAATTTGAGCTACAATATCTGATATCAATGATTCTGACCAATCGTTGGCAAACACCGGAATAATTTCACTTACAATCGCTCCGGTAGGTACTACTACACTCAATGTTGCTGTCTCGGCAGGCCCGGGCACGTCGTAATTTATAATGCTGGCCCATAATTCGGTTCGTTGAAATTCGGTGGTAGGAGTTCCAGTTTGTATTTGATTTTGAGCATCAAAATACTTGCCAGTAGGCGGTACAAACTTTACCAAACTACCTTGCACAAGAAACGTATAAGCAGGGCTTGAAAATCTGCCCAGACTACGCCCACTTGCAGCTTGTGTTTGTGTCCAACTTGGCATAATTGCAACTGTTCCTGTGCCTGTTCCTGGTGCAGTGGCTTGAAACAATGTTCCCACTGCATTGCTAGTTGCACCAACAGTTGTAAATAAAGTAGTTCCGGTTGATACAATTTTATAACTTGTTCCTGCGACCATGGCAGTGGCATTTATTGTAGCACCAATTGGACTTGATCTAGTTGCACTATCATAATAAAGATGACTGCTGGTTTTACTAGCAATTAATGGCTTCAACACATTTCTGACAATTGAATTTACTTCGATACTGCTAGTAAATTGGAAATATTCTGTTTCTGCATAAGATGTATCTTTGTAAATTATTCCGTCTTCGGCAAAAATATTTGTGCTTGAGTATTTTCCTGTAGTATCAATAACATCAAGATATCTACTTGTTCCAGAACTTGTCCTATTCACAGCTTTTAATTTTAAGATATTACTAAATGTAGTGAAAGGCAATACATTATAATCCTCGCCGGTGACCATACGATTTTGTGTATAGTACTGTTGAGGAGCATTTGTTCTGATGCTGTCTAATGATTCTCTTGATATAGCATTTGATACTGTATATTGCAGGCTTGCTCTGACAGTTAATGTTTCTGCTCTACCTGTACGACCTCTATAAGGAATACTGATTGTTATTCCGGACATTTCGTCAGGAGTAATTTTGTATGTTAAATTGTTTCCAGTTCTATAATAAACTCTAAAATTGCCAACTGGAGAGTTAGTAAAACTGCCATCACCAAAAACTAAATCAATTTGATCATTTGCTCTTGATGCAACGCTATACAGATTTCTCTCTGCAGTGTTGTTGTAAATTACATTTATTCCATTTACTGCAGGAACCTGTGTCCAAATTGTATCCAAGGATCCATTAGATGCAAGACTGTACAGCCACACATCTGTATTATTAATGTTGTCAAAGTTGATATTAACAATTCTATTTGGTAAATTTTCTGTTATAACAAAGTCAAGATTGTTTAGGCTTCCTTGTTTAAAAAAGAAAAAGAAACCTGTATTATTGCTTGCATTTCCTTGATTATCGTTTTTATATAAAATATTAAAATTGCCGCCGGGTATAGGTGCAGCTTCGTAAATATATTCTTGATTTAAACTTGTGGCGCTTACAATTTCAAATGGATAATTTACTCCAGATACTGCTGCTGAAAATGGATAAGTTGGTATCAGGCCAGACAATGTAGATACTGTATATTCATCTACTTTAACATTGTTTAAAGTTTTTGATGATGCTGGTTTGCCAACAGCTTGCGATGGTACCAATGCTAAATTTAGGATTGTTGTGAATTGCTCCAACCAGTTTTCATTTGCACTATCGTTCCAATTTACAATGGTGTTGCTTAGATTAATACCAGTTGTGTCAAATATAGTTTCTGTTGTGCTTACACTGTCAAATTTCAAAAATCCTGATGCTGGGATACTACGTTTGGGATTATAACTAACTAATCTTGCCAGTTTTAAAATGCTATCTCTACGTTCTGCAGTATCAATAAAATTTTCTCTAGCGTTTAAGTCAGTTCTAAACGCCAAGCTTTGTCCTAAGAAGGCAATTAAGTCAATAAGGGCAATGTATTCTGAACTGTCTGTAAAATCGTTGAAATCTTCTGGATAGTAAGTGCGCAGATATTCGATCATTGATTTTCGCAAAGTTTCGTAGTCAAAACTTTGAAAATCAGCTTCTCTGAAAGTTTGATAAATTTTAGTCCAATCTTGTTGAACTAATAAACTTGTTTGCCTTGTAGTAATTGCCATATTTGATACCTATTGTTTAATATTTATCTGGAAATTTATATGGTACTTTTATGTGGCTGCTAAACTATTACTATCGCGATCAAATTGTATTGCTAGTACATCACTGAGATTGTCGGGCAGGAAAGTTAGTTCAATTTGAATTTGTAGGCCATATTCGAATTGATCAACCAGCACATTATCTACTCTCAATCTTGGATCATAGCTGACGACACGTTGAATATCAGCAACTACAAGTGCTTTGACATCTGCAGTTAAGGGTTCGAATAGTACATTCCAAATTATGCTGCCAAAATTTGGATTCATTAATTTTTCACCTTTTCTAATAGAAAAAGTGTTAAGTAAATCACGTTTTATCAATTCCAAATCAGTTAATCTGAATTTTTTGTATTGATTTATAGTGCTGAAACCTCGGTATCTAGTAATGGCCATAAATGTATTTATTTTACGCTGTGAAGGAAAAAGTTCCAGTGTTTGTATAAGTATGTAACCAAAATGTTGTTGGGCCCGACACAAATGAAGTTACTGTACCGCCTGAACCACGTTGAGTTGTACTTGCATAATAGATTATAACTACTCCGCTACCACCGGCACCGCCTGCTGATCCTGGTTCAGAGGTGTAACCGCCACCACCGCCGCCACCACCAGTATTGCTAACGCCGGACCCTCCTACCGTAGAATTACCACCTGTAGTAATACCATCACCACCACCGCCTATTCCCCCTACTCCTCTTACAGGTCCGTTGAATGCGCTACCACCGCCACCAGCTCCTACGTAATACGCTCCGCCTGAGAAAGATCCCACAGTTGAGCCCGGAATGGGATTAGTAATACCAATACCACCATTTCCGCTGGCTAAAC